ACTAAGAGCCTGCTGGGCGACTGCGATGAACTCGATGCGCTGGTCAAGTTCGGTGCTCACGCGCACAGCGTCAACCGCAACAGCACCCTGCCGTGGTCGGACTCGGGCCCGCGCTTGCTGCCCACCGTCCGATACTTCGCATACCACAAGAACATGAGCGCCATGCAGGCTGAGTTCTACCGCATGGTGGACCGACTGATCGACGTCTACGATCTCGAGGTGTCGCAGGTGCAGGCCAAGCTGGGTGACCTGTTCGATGTTAGGGATTACCCTACCGCCGATGACATCCGCAAGAAGTTCTCGTTCAAGTTCAACTATATACCGCTGCCCGAGGCTGGCGACTGGCGCTTGGACATTGGCAACGAGGCACTGGCATCGTTGAAGGAGCAGTATGAGTCGCACTTCGATGGCTGGTTTGCCGCAGCCATGCGGGACATCTGGGAACGGCTCTATAAAACCCTGTCCACGCTGTCGGCCCAGCTGTCCGACAAGACCGAGGACGCCAAGCGTGCGCCGGGTATCTATGCCACTGTGTTTGATCGGGCGCTGGAGATTATCGACATGATGGAGACGTGCAACCTGACGGGCGATCCGCAGATGCAGTTGATGCAGCGGCGGCTGTCTCAGACGTTCAAGGGCGTGACTATCGAGGACCTCAAGGACGACGCCTACCTGCGCCGGGAAACTAAACAGGCCATCGACGCAGCCATCAAGAACCTGCCCTCGCTCGATCTGTGATCGGGCGTTAGGCAACAGACTAACACGACAACCAAAACATCTTACGGAGAACAATCCAAATGACGAACAATGCAACTGCGATGTATCAGATCGACCTCGATCAGTGCGCATCCCTCATCAAGGCCGTGGGCCACAAGCGCACTGTGCTGGTGCAGGGCCACATGGGGACGGGTAAGTCCTCGCTCCTTCGCACCCTGTCGGCTGCCATGCCGACCCACACGGCGTGCTACTTCGACTGCACGACCAAGGACTTGGGTGACATCACCCTGCCGAATATCAAGGGGGCTGGGCTTGGCGCTGGGTCGCGGCTTGTGGGTAAGATGAACCCCATGACGCATGACGTGGACCTGAGAGTAACAAATCAGGAGGACGAGCAGGACTACGTCACCTATGCCACCAACGAGGAGTTGGGTGCGCATCACAAGAAGCCGATCATCCTGATGATCGACGAGTATGGTAAGGCCAACCCGTCTGTGAAGAATGCCCTGCTACGCCTCATGCTCGAGCGCAAGATCGGTAGCTATGAACTGCACGAGGACAGCGTGATCTTCGCGACGACCAACCTTGGTGCCGAGGGGGTAGGTGACTTGCTGCCGCCTCATGCCCGCAACCGCATCACTGTCGTGACTGCCCGCAAGCCGAGCAACATGCAGTGGATCGAGTGGGGCATCAACAACGGCGTGGACCACACCCTGTTGGGCTGGTGCAAGGACAACCCGCAACTGTTCAACTCCTTCGACGACCACCCGAACCCGGACGACAACCCCTACATCTTCCACCCCAAGCAGCAGCGTGCAGCCTTCGTCACGCCTCGCAGCCTTGAGGCCGCGTCCGACGTGCTAAAGTCACGTGATGGCATGGACGACATGACTGTGACCGCTGCCCTGATGGGCACTATCGGTGATCGTGGTGCGATGGACCTGATGGCCTTCGTCAAGCTGGCTGACCAGCTGCCTTCGCTACAGTCTATCAAGGACACGCCCGAGACCGCCAAGGTGCCGTCATCTGCCGCTGCCGTGTGCATGGTGGTCTACCGGACGCTGGCTGCGATGGACAAGGACCTCATCAACCCGTGGATGGTCTACATGGACCGGCTGGACAAAGAGGCACAGGGTATGTTCGCCAACGGCGTGCGCTCCCCCAAGTATGGCAAGCAGGCTCTGATTATGACCAACGGGAAGTTCACCCAGTGGGCCATGCAGAACGGCTATCTCTTCGCCGCTGATAAGCGGTAAGCCCATGGCCAAGAACGATGGGAAGCGGTGGACCTCATCAGAACTTACCAAGCTGTTCAGCCATTGGCGCAACGGCTTGACCTTGGAGACTATCGCAAAACGACTAGGCCGCACCAAAGGTGCGGTCCAACAGAAACTCTATGACTATGACATGCACACAGATGAGCGCATCCGTGAGAGCGCCGAGGAGAACAAATAGATGTTTATGTTAGGCCAAGCACTAACACTGGAGCAGCGGCTCCAGAAGGCTGTGATCGACATCATGGCCAACCCCAAATACGTCGCCCTTGCGGGCATTCTGATGATCGGTGGACGCCGCATCGAGGACGATCCTGCCAAGTGTCCGACTGCCTACACCAACGGCAGGGACGAGGTCTATGGCCGTGCCTTCTGCGATCCACTGAGCGATGCCGAGCTGCGCTTCCTTGTGCTGCACGAGTGCTATCACAAGCTCTATCGTCACCTGACCACGTGGCGCTGGATGTATGACGAGAACGCTAAGCTGGCCAACGCGGCCTGTGACTATGTGATTAACGTCAAGCTGGTGGACGACAACGCAGCGGACGGCTTCGCTAAGATGACTGGCCCGCTCAAGATCGGCTGCTACGACAAGAAGTATGCGGGCTGGGATAGTGCACAGGTCTACCACGACCTCAAGAACGGCGGACAGGGCAAGGGTGGTGGCTCAGGCTCAGGCACTGGCTTCGATGAGCACGGCTGGGATGATGCCAAGGAGATGACCGCTCAGGAGAAGCAGGACTTGGCCCGTGAGATCGACGAGGCTGTGCGTCAGGGCGCACTGATGGCAGGCAAGATGGGAAGCGGTGGCGACCGCGACCTTGAAGCCTTGCTCCAGCCCCAAGTGGATTGGCGTGAGGTGCTGCGTGATTTCGTGCAGGCAACCTGTGCAGGGACTGACTATTCCACATGGCGTAGGCCGAACCGCCGATACATCGGCGCGGGTGTCTACATGCCAAGCGGGATCAGCGAGAGCATCGGCGAGATCGTGGTGGCTATCGACACGTCAGGCTCTATCGGTGGGCCGCAGCTGTCCGCCTTCTTGTCCGAGGTCAAGAGCGTGGCCGAAACCGTCCACCCAGAGGCAATCCGCCTGCTCTACTGGGACACGCAGGTGTGTGGCGACGAGCGCTACGAGGGTGAGGACCGGGATAAGATCGTGCAGAGCACCAAGCCCAAGGGTGGTGGCGGCACCACAGTTGAGTGCGTGCCTCGCTACCTGCAGGACAACCAGATCAAGGCACAGTGCGTGATCGTGCTGACCGACGGCTATCTGGGCGGCTCATGGGGTGATTGGCAGCACCCCGTCCTGTGGGTCATCCTCGACAACAAGAACGCCGTGCCGAGCGTAGGTCAGGCCGTGCACATCAGAGGGAGGGACATGCGGTGAAACCGAGGTATGCGCCGCAGTGGCACGATTCAGGCGAGGAGGTGTTCATCGGGCACGTCGGGCTCTTGGACATCTACTTTGAGCATAATAAGGCCGACGATGAGGACTGGATCATCGTGGTCGGACCAGACGAGCGTCAGGTGAGACCGCGCTCTGAGGGATATAACTTCGATGTCTACGACATCATAGATGGGAACAGGATAGTTCCGAACCCGAATAGTCCGCCCGACATCCACGTCGAGCTGGCTGAGATGTGTGAGATTTATGCGCTGGCTATCAGCCTTGGATACTTGGAGGAGCAGTGATGGGATACATGAGTGACGTGGTGATTGCCTTTGCATTCAACAGCAAAGAGCAGATCGACGAGGTGATGGCGATCTATCGCATGCACAAACTTGTGCAGGAGCATGATCTGGCCAAGGAGTGGCAGGTCCATGACTGGAATGGTGTATGGGGCCTGACCTACAGCTCAGCCGGTGTGAAGTGGTATGAAACGTATGAGGATGTGCAGGGTTTTCAGCACATGGAAAATGTCGTCGTGGACTTCTCCGAGAACCGCGAGGGTTTCGAGTATGCCTATCGCACGCTCAGGATCGGTGAGGACGATGCAGACATCGAGGAGAACCACCACGGCCATCAAGAAGATAACAGCACCCTGTCGGATGAACTCTGGGACCGCATGTCACTGCGCAGAGAGATCGAAACAACCTTCTAACCGCCGTTAGGCTACAGACTAACAAGAGGATCAATCCAATGACTTACATCCCTAACCTGAACAGCTTCTACGAAGTCGCTGCATGGTATGCCAAGACCAAGCCCGTGGTGAGCAAGCAGCACACCGTCGAGCAGGACGTGCGCCCCATCGGCAAGCGTGCCCGCAAGTGGGAGCGGATCATCAAGGTCAATGACCACTGCTACGCCCTGTCCTGTGGCGGCTACGCCGACCCGGTATTCAACTGGGGCTATACCGACCAACTCAAGGTGCACCCCCTGACCACTAAGGACATCGCGCTGTGCTCTCCCATCGTGTGGCGCAAGCACAAGGATGGCACCGAGACGATCACCGTGCGCAACGGGGCGGGTGAGTGGCAGCACAACCAGACCTACTCTTTCATTGCTCGTGCGTTGCCCTGTGAACTCTGGTTCCGCCAGACCCGTGAGGGCAAGCAGTATATCTACAACCGCGCAGCCGGACAGACGCTGCACCTACCCAAGACCCGCACCGTGCCGCGTCACATCGTCGAGCACCACAAGGAGGTGGCTACGAAGAACAAATCCTCGTGGTATACCAAGCGCTACCTCAAGGCCTTCCAGACCGGGGACGACGGGCTCAGCGTGACGTTCAAGCGTGAGAGTGACGGCAAGTTTACCCTCGTCGGCGAACCCCAGAAGGTCATGGTGGACCGCACCCGTGTGAACAAGGACGAGAAGCGCGAGTTCAAACCGCACATTGAGGCGCTCTACGGTTGGGCGCAGACCATGTATCCCATGATGCGCGACCAGCTGAACTGGAGTTTTCGGATAGAGATAAACAAGCAGCTCGACCAGATCGCCAAGGAGCACAAGATCGAGGGCTACAGCAATAGCCACTCTGCCCTGTTCACATACGCTGAGAAGGAGCTCGTCCGTGCCATCCTGAAAGACCCTGAGCACGTGATGCGCTACGGCTTTGGTGTGGCGGTCATGATGTCCATGCACGACGCGGAGAGTTCTTATTATGGCGACAAGGGCGACGTGGAGGCGCTGGCTAAGCACATCCGCGCACGCTTCAACAGATGGATCAACGAGATGGCGGGCTTCGCCACCAAAGTGAAGATGGAGAAATAAAATGACATACAGATACCAACCAAGCCTCGTCTCGCAGTATGCGAATGACGACCAAGCGGTCAAAGAACAGCACGAGCACTATGAACTCGCAGGCTACCGCGCCGAGCAGATCAAGAGCTTCATCAAGGCCACGTGCAAGGCACTTGGGGCTGCCCACTGCAACCTCGACTACGGCTCTGCCGTGATCTATCGCCCGGGCGACACCCATGTGCTGGGCGAGATTGGCTTCAAGGATATTAGGGTCAAGGGTAAGGGTGCGTCCGACCCGCAATACTACGTTAGGGCGCGGACTATCGCCAATGGGAAGTATCGCGACACGATATGGCAGCACAACATCATCGGCACCAAGTCGATGAAGAACGCGGTCAAACATGCGGAGGAATACTTCAAGCCCGTGCCTGCCTCAGAGGCTATCAGGCTGACCGCGACCCGGGCGCGGAGCGTCGTCGATAAGGCTGTGTCTGTGCACTTCGATGTGGTGCGTAACGCATATCGCCAACTGTTCGGGGACTCGGGCTACGGCAACAAGTTTGACACGCCGATCTTTCAGGAGTTGCGGCACAGCACCTTCATATCGCCACAGGTAAGCAAACTTATGGCTGAGTTCTTCGAGGGTCTCGATGCGTGGCGTGAGGCTAAGGGTATCATCGAGAAGGGCATCCACTACGTGTCGCTGACCGACAACTACGGACAGCTGGTGGCCGACACTGCACACTGTGGCACGTTGTTTGGACACGACAACGGGACCAGCGAGGTCACGCGGCTTCCCGCTACGGAACTTCCCGAGTGGATGCAGGGTCGCCTCGCTGTGCTGCAGATGCTTAAGCCCGAGAACTACGTGCAGGGGGTGGGCCTGCGGCTAGACGACAAGGTGTTTTATATCATGGGGGACACGACGGATGAAGAATAGGATGAAGCGTATCGTAGACCTGCAGAGGATCACTGAGCATGATATACGCGTGGCGTCAGTGCCCCGAATGTGGCGTGCCATGGCGGACGTGCTGAAACAGTCGGCGCGGGCCAAGGAGATGCGTGCCCAGTGGACCACAAACTTTGAGAACGTTTATCGTGTTATGATAACGCCTAACACTGGATGTGTTGAGGTTGTATGCCTTGGCATTGATAGTGTTGACAGTGAAGCGGAAGGCACCTACTCTGACAGTTCGCAATTACCTGCGTGGATGCAGGAGAAGCTGGCTGTTCTATCAATGATGAAGGTTGATCCCCCACAGACAAAGGTCGAGGGGGTCGGCATGCGTATCGACGACGATGTGTTCTGGGTCATCAAAGGGGAGAGAGCATGATGGCTAAGTGGGAAGTCGGGGGCGATTGCCCCCGCGACGGGGAAATCCGCGTGGTAAACTATGTGGACGGGGAAACGGTGCCGGAGGATGCCTTCGGCAACAAGGGCTACCCAATCCCTCTCATCAAGCACCGCATCGAACAGTTCTGGGAGGGCACATGGGTACCCATCAAGGTCTACCATGACCCGGGGAACGGGGAACTTCAAAGGATCAAACAATGACCGGCTTTGAACTGTTCCTCACACAGATCGGCTTCCTGCCGAAACCTACGCCGCAGCAGGCCGAGCCTGTTAGGCAGGAGACTAACAGCGATTGGTATAAACAAGGAAAGGAGTGCCCCTTCTGATGGCCGACACCCCGGAGAAGAAGGTCAAAACCAAGGTGGTCGCCCAGCTGAAAACGCTGGGTGCCTACTACTTCTACCCCGTGACGGGTGGGTTCGGTGCATCAGGTGTTCCTGACATCGTCGCCTGTCTCAAGGGGCGGTTCATCGGTATCGAATGCAAGGCCAATGGCAACAAGCCTACAGCACTGCAGCAGATGAACTTAGATAAAATCGCGGCGCAGGGCGGCATCGCCCTCGTCATCGACGAAACCAACGTGAATGAATTGAAAGGGATGATCGAGAATGTTCTGGAAAGCTAAACGCGCCGAGGCCATGCCGCACCGTGACGTGCAGGCAGAGGCCGCACTAGGGATCAACAGTGCAGCCGCCGTACTGCCGCCCAAAAGGTTCATGGACCTCGTCTACTGGGCCATCATCAGCAACCGCCAGATCAGTGTCGAGGACATCGACGCACTGGCCAACCGACTGTCGCGCATGGCTTGGGAACGGGGGCGGAGATGAAAGAACTGACAAGAGAAGCCCAGCAGGGCGCGATCCACCTGAAGTGGGGCTTCCTGCCTGTGTTTATGGTCCGTGTGGCGGTGCCAAGCTCCGCGCCGGGGATTTGGAAGTGGGGTCGCTGGCGCTATGCGCGGCTGCCTGAGGTGGTTGACCTGAACTCGCGGCTGATGGGAACATGGAGGGACTGACATGATTACTCACAACAGGATGACTGATAGAAACTGGCGCATCTACTGGGCGCGGGTGGAGGACAAGAGAACACTCCAATCTGTCGCTGACGAGAACAACATAACTCGAGAGCGGGTGCGTCAGATTGTAGGCAAGGGACACCGTGTGGTTGATTACATGGACGCCTTGGATGTGGCACCGAAGGACACCCTTGGGTGCCTCGTACTGTCAACTCGCGTGGAGCATGCAATCATCAATGAGGCTGGGCCGGATTGGAGGGCGGTCAAGATACGAGACTTCTTGAGAAGTCACCCGCACTGGAAGTTCAGGATGTACCCGAATGTCGGGAAGAAGGCCGTAACGGAACTGCGTGATGCTGTCGCTGTCTTTGACGAGGAGGCCGCAACGCTTTGGTTTAATGGAGAGGAGATACCGAAATGACCACATACCTGACGATCCTCTGGATCACGATGCACGGCGGGCCTATCGAGGGCAGCAGCTATGGCATCCCATTCCTGACCGAAGCTGCCTGCAAGGAGGCGATGAAACCCGTGGGCGACACTCTGGACTATGACTACAGCATGGAGTGCGCGAGCCTGCCCGTTGAAGTGGAGATGCTGCCATGAATGACGAAGTACTGTGCAACGCGCTGCGTTACGAGAAGTGGGACGAAGCCGCCGACCGCATCGAGGCCCTGACCGCCAAGGTCAAACTTATGGACGATCTCGACGTTATCAACGGGGAGAAGATCGAAGCCCTGACCGAGCAACTCGAAGCCGCCCGCGCTGACGCCAAGGAGGCCGAGGCTTATGCGGAGGAGTTGGAGAAGCGTGTGGCCTTTGTGGAAGGGGAGCGCAGAAAAACTCTCCAAGCACTACTCAAGGTGACGAAGATACATGATGAGGTCGAATCCAAGCTGGCGAAGGCGGCGGAGGGGTTGCGGGAGATTGCGGGTGAGTGCGGTTGCTCAACAGCCCGCGCCATCATCGCCGAGATTGAGGGAGAGAAGAGATGAGCAGTCTAAAACTATACAGAACGACCAAAGGCGAGATGGAGCGAATCTTGTGCGACATCACCTATCCGCATCCTGTCTACTTCGACCGACCTTCTAAGCGGCTTGCAAAGCATGATCTCAAGGTAATGTTGCGCGAGCGGGCAGAGGAGGCCAAACGCATCATTGATATGATGGAGCGCATGGCTGAGGCCAATGTCGAGAACGCGAGGCTTCGAGATTACATCAACGCTCTGCATGACTTTCATAACGCGTTTGGTTTTTTCACTACGGAAGCGCCCGGCAGGCCGCATCTTTGGGAAGTGTAGCCAATGCCCCGTGAAGCCAGTGACAGCCCCGGTGCGAGAGCGTTGAGGCGGGCGGGCTACGTCAAGTTGCCTGCGTGGTGGGTCACGCAGGAGCAGTTAGAGTTGATAGAGTACATGGCTAAACAGAACAAAGACGACATAGACGTAATAAAGGAGAGAGCGAATGCGCCTCGGATCAAAAAGGATTACTAGAGACATGCTGGAGGCGGCACTGGCCAAGCAGTGGGACCCGACCACCACGTCGCGGCATTACGGGGTACACCGGACATCTATCACGGCGGCATGTGAGCGGTTTGGTATCGTGCTTCCCATGCACAAGTTCTCCCCACAGGCGGTGTCGAGACGCAGTCCTGAGTGGAAAGAAGCTGTTGATGCCATGACCCTACAGCCCAAGGGGAACCCGGTCTGGTCGTGCAGCCCTGCGGCGATAGAAAAAGCACTTGCAAAGATGAAGGAGAAAAGCAGTGTCTGATATGCGTGACGAAGAGACCCGCGTTTGGATGTATCTATTGGAGAACCCGCTGGCCAGAGCCGGTGACGTGGCTATGAGTTGCGATGTGCATCTGGACTTCGCGCAGCATTGTATCGACCGGATCGGCACCCCGAGAGAGGTGTTTGAGAAAGAAGCCATGCAGGCCAAGCCCACCCGGGTGCAGACCTTGGAGACGGCGATCAATCTGACGGCAGGGGATCGGAACAAGGCATACGGACCCCCGCATCGCAATCTGTCGGACTGCGCTCTACTGTGGGACGCCTATCTGGCTATCCGCAACGGGGCACAACTCGACGCCGAGGCTGTGGCATGGATGAACGTGCTACAGAAGATCGCGCGCTCTGCGCAACCGGGCTACCACCCGGACAACTATACTGACGCCGCGGCCTACTCAGCCATTGCTGGTGAGTGCCGTCAAATTGAAATCGAAGAATAAGGAAATGACCATGAACTACTTCACACCTGCAGACCTGAAACAGATCGAAGCCACCTATAACTACACCGCCCGTGCGGGCTTGGGCTTTGGCATCACCGAAAACAACGAGATGGTGTTCATCACCGCCCGTGACGTGGAGCGCCTCAACCTTGACGTAGGCGATGCCATTCGTGTCTGGGCCACAGATAACTATGCCTCGCCGCACACGGCGCACTACCCCTCTCGCTGGCGTGCTGTGCGCGTCGAGGTCGTCGCTCGAGTGGGTGATAGTGTTAGGACGATGCCTAACACTGCACTGGTGTATGCCCCTCCGGTATACACGCCGCCCCCTGCCCCTGTGGCTGAGCAACCCGCACCCCGCGATTTTAGCGCTCTTGTATCAGAGTGGGACGAAGACGATGACACCCCCGCGCCCGTTGTTGTGCCCGCACCCGTAGCTTCACCTGCACCTGCACCTGCACCTGCACCGCACACCACCGATTTCGTAGGGCTGCTGGATACGCTCATGAAGGAAGATCGTCCGTGGACGGCCAAGAAGCTGGCTGACACGCTTGCTACGATGAGTGCGCCACTGTCGGCGCTCCCCGACCTCACGCAGAAAGTTATTAACCGGCTGGCCAGCCTACACCGGAACGGTGACGTTGCGCGGTTGAAGATTTGCGTGCGGGCAGACCAGAAGGCTTCCAGCGCAGTCTACTACGCCAAGAACGTCGATGTGTTCTACGCTCACCTTGACACGCCGCTGGCTGATGAGGAGTAAGACGTGGACATTATCACACTCGACTTCGAGACCTACTACGACAAGGACTACTCGCTGTCTAAGATCACCACGGAGGAGTATATCCGTGACCCTCGGTTCCAAGTCATTGGGGTCGGGGTGAAGGTCAACGACGGCAAGACCGAGTGGTTCACCGGGACGCACGGTAAGATTAAGGAGTTCTTGGCCCGGTATGACTGGGCCAACTCCGCGGTGCTGGCACACAATATGATGTTCGACGGTGCGATCATGTCGTGGCGGTTTGGCGTTCGTCCGAAGGTGCTGTTCGACACACTGTGCATGGCCCGTGCGATCCACGGCGTAGAGAAGAGCGCCAGCCTCAAGGCCCTCGCCGAAAACTACGCGGTAGGGGAGAAGGGCACCGAGGTGCTAGACGCCAAGGGTAAACGGCGTGGTGACTTCGAGCCGGAGGAGCTGTCGGCCTACGGGCGCTACTGTGTCAATGACGTAGACCTGACCTACGATATCTTCAACATCATGATGTCCCGTGGGTTCCCGAAGTCTGAACTCAAGCTCATTGACCTGACATTGCGTATGTTCACTGAGCCGACGCTGGAGTTGGATAGGGAGCGGCTGGAGGCGCACCTGCAGAAGACGCAGGTAATGAAGGAAGACCTGCTCAAGTCTGCTGGTGTTGAGGACAAGGCCGACCTCATGTCGAACCCGAAGTTTGCCGCACTGCTCGGTAAGTTCGGTGTCCCGTGCCCCATGAAGATCAGCCCCACCACAGGCAACATGACATACGCGCTGGCTAAGAGCGATCAGGGTATGAAAGACCTGCTGGAGGATGATGACCCACAGGTTCAGGCGCTGGCTGCTGCGCGGCTCGGGGTGAAGTCTACGCTCGAGGAGACACGCACACAGCGGTTCATCGACATCTCTGGACGTGGCATGCTGCCTGTCCCGGTGCGTTACTACGCGGCGCATACCGGGCGCTGGGGCGGGGACGACAAGATCAACCTGCAGAACCTCCCTAGTCGGGGGCCTAACGCCAAGGCGCTCAAGAAGTGCATCGTTGCACCCGAGGGCTACAGCATCGTCGAGTCCGACTCGTCACAGATCGAAGCGCGCATGCTGGCGTGGCTGGCTGGGCAGGACGACGTGGTGGAGACATTTGCGTCTAGGGGTGACGTGTACAAGAAGATGGCCTCGGCGATCTACAACGTGGACGAGGCTGACGTGACCAAGGACCAGCGGTTCGTGGGTAAGACCACAGTGCTGGGTGCAGGCTATGGCATGGGTGGCGAGAAGTTCCAGCTGGCGCTCAAGAACTCTGGTGTGGAGATCACGAAGGCGGAGGCTGCTAAGATTATCGGCATCTACCGTGAGACTAACGACATGATCTCGAACATGTGGAAACAGGCTGGCACCATGCTGCGCTACATGGTGCGGGGTGACGCTATGCCGTTCGGTAAGGACGGGGTGCTTGGGGTCAACACATATGAACCCGGCATCGTGCTGCCCAATGGTCTGCTGATCCGCTACGACGAGTTGGAAGAGGCCGAGAACGAGAAGGGCGGCACCGAGTATTCTTACAAAACCCGCATCGGGCGCACCCGCATCTATGGCGGGAAGGTCGTCGAGAACGTCACACAGGCGCTCGCGAGACTTATCATCGGCGAGCAGATGTTGCGAATTAGTAAGAAATACAGAGTTGTGTTGACAGTCCATGACAGCATCGTATGCTGTGTGCCTGACGACGAAGCCGAAGCCTGCAAGGCCTACGTCGAGGAGTGTATGCGCTGGGTGCCCGCATGGGCCGAGGGCTTACCCGTGGACTGTGAAGCCGGTATCGGCAAGAATTATGGAGAGACGGAGTGAGTGAAGCCAGTGCTTGGTCCTTTAGTCGGATGAAGGCGTTTGAGACGTGTCCGAAGCAGTACTACCATGTGAACGTCCTCAAGCAGTTCCCGTTCCAAGAGACCGAGGCGACCAGATACGGCACTGACTTTCACAAAGCGTGTGAGGAGTTCATCCGCGACGGCAAGCCCATGCCTCCGCAGTTCTCGTTCATGCAGGCCACTATGGAGCGGCTTGCGGCTATGACGGGGGAGAAGCACTGCGAACTCAAGATGGGCCTCACCGCTGATCTCGAGCCGTGTGGCTTCTTCGATAAGAACGTGTGGTTCCGCGGCATCGTGGACCTGCTGATTATCGACGGCGATAAGGCTCGTGTCGTGGACTACAAGACGGGCAAGAGCGCGAAGTATGCCGACGTCGGACAGCTGCAGTTGATGGCACTGTCGGTGTTCAAACACTTCCCGCAGGTCAAGAAGGTGAAGGGCGCGTTGCTCTTCACCATCGCCAACGACATCGTGAAGCAGGACTACTCGGTGACTGACGAGGGTGTGCTGTGGAAGCCGTGGGTGATGAAGTACGCGGCACTGGAGAAGGCCCACGAGACAAACGTGTGGAATCCTCGACCTTCTGGGCTATGCCGAAAGCACTGCCCGGTTACGGAATGCGCGCACAATGGGGGCGGAAGATGAGCGACGAAGTGACCATGGACGAGGCGGCTAACACCGCCCTGCTGCTGGAGCAGCACATCCAAGAGAAGATGGCACGGGCGCTGGCCGACTTCCTGTTCGGCGACTCCATCGGGTCGCGGCAAACACTGCAGAAGGCCATCGAGGCGGGGAACATGCCGTTTGCTGCTATGACCGCACGACAAGAGCTAGCCCTGCAGATCGTGCACTCCGAAGTGTTCCGAAACAATCTGGAATACATGGTCAAAAACGTGGTGCGCGAGGAGATGACTGAGCTACGACAAATGGTGCGTGAGCAGTTCGCACGTGGTATGCTGAGCAACACGTTCACCTCTAATCGGACTGTTTAGCCATGCCATACACGAAGTCGCCTAGACCTTATAAGCACGAATACCAGAAACAGAAAGAACGTGGAGAACATGAGCGCCGCATGGAGCGGCAGCGCGCTCGGCGTGCCTTGGACAAGAAGGGCGTCGACCGCACAGGCAAGGACGTGAGCCACAAGAAGGCTTTGGCCAAAGGCGGCAGCAACGCCGACGGCTACAAACTGGAGTCGCCATCGAAGAACCGGAGCCGGAACGGTCATAAGCCCGGCGAGAAAAAGAGTTAGGCACAAGCCTAACACCTCGGAGAACAAACATGCAGATCATCGACAATAAGGCGTTGCTGTTAAAGCTACGCAATCCAAAACAAGTCTCTACGATCATCCCAAAGAGCAAGGTGATCGGTGAACATGAGGTCGTCGTTAACTGGGGTGTGCAAGAGGCGCATACCCTACGCGGCCTGAACATCAAGGTGCCGTCACCCATCGAGGGCCGCTACAACTGGACGGGCAAGTTCGCTCCGATGTCGCACCAGCGCACGACGGCGTCCTTCCTGACCATGAACCAGAAGGCGTTCTGCTTCAACGAGGCGGGGACGGGCAAGACGGCCAGCGCGATCTGGGCCGCGGACTTTCTCATGAAGCAGGGCATCATCAAGCGGGCTCTGGTCATCTGCCCGCTCTCGATCATGGACAGTGCGTGGCGTGCGGACCTGTTCACGTTTGCCATGCACCGGACTGTAGACGTCGCCCACGGCACCTCGGCCAAGCGCAAGAAGATCATCGCCGGGAAGCCTGACTTCCTCATCATCAACTATGATGGCGTTGAGATCGTGCGGGACGATATCGCTGCGGCGGGTTACGACCTCATCATCGTGGACGAGGCCAGCCACTACAAGAACGCCATGAGTAAGCGCTGGAAGGTGCTCAACTCGCTGGTGAAGCCCGAGACGTGGCTCTGGATGATGACCGGTACACCTGCAGCACAGGGGCCCGAGGATGCGTTCGGCTTGGCGAAGCTGGTCAACCCTGCCGGGGTGCCGCGCTTCTTCAACGCTTGGAAGGACATGGTGATGTACAAGGTCTCCGCGTTTCGCTGGAAACCCAAGGAACACGCTGAGCGCACTGTGCACCGGGCCCTGCAGCCTGCCATCCGCTACACCAAGGAAGAATGCCTAGACCTACCGGACATGCTCTACGTTAAGCGGGACGTGGCCCTGACCAAGCAACAGGACCTCTACTACAACCGTCTCAAGAACCAGATGGTCATGGAGGTGGCCGGGGCGCAGATCACGGCGGTGAACGCGGCTGTGATGATGGGTAAGCTGCTCCAGATTTCTGCAGGTGCGAGCTACACCGAATCCGGCGACACAGTGCAGTTTGACATCAACAACCGCTACAGCGTCCTCAAGGAGGTCATCGCCGAAAGTACCCACAAGGTGCTGGTGTTCGTGCCGTTCAAGCACGTCATCCAGATGCTGTCAGATCAGCTGTCCAAGGATGGTATCACTAACGCCGTCATCAACGGCGACGTGACCGCCGCAAACCGGACTGAAATCTTCAAACAGTTTCAGAGCCAGCCCGACCCTAGGGTGCTGGTCATCCAGCCGCAGGCTGCAGCGCACGGCGTAACGCTGACAGCGGCAAACACAGTTGTCTGGTGGGCACCGACATCGTCGCTCGAGACCTACGCGCAGGCTAACGCGCGGGTGCACCGCAAGGGGCAGGCCAACAAGTGCACCGTGGTGCAGCTGCAGGGCTCTGGCGTAGAACGTCGTGTCTACAGGCTGCTCGACGAGAAGATCGACGTGCACACTAAGGTCGTCGATCTTTATAAAGAATTGCTTGACTAGTGTAACGGATGTCATTAGATATCAATTTCTGATAGTGAAGGAGAACCACTATGACTGCTGATACTGTGGGCGAAACCGCCCTCACCCCCGAGGTGCTGACCAAAACCTACATCAAAATCCGCGACAAGCGGGCCGAGCTCAAAGCCGAGTTCGAGCAGAAGGATGAGGTTCTGGAGATGCAGCTCAACACCATCAAGTCGGAGCTGCTCGACTACTGCAAGACGCAGGGTATCGACAGCGTTCGCACCCCGTCGGGAGTGTTTTACCGGACGATGAAGACGCGCTACTGGACCAACGACTGGGACTCGATGAACAGGTTCATCTTGGAAAACGAGGTCCCGCAGTTCTACGAGAAGCGTCTCAATCAGACCATCGTGAAGCAGTTCCTCGAAGAAAACCCTGACGTGCTCCCACCCGGCCTGAACTCCGACAGCGAGTACGTCATCACTGTGAGGAAGAAGTAATGACCGAAACTCCAACCCCGTTCGCCACCATTGAGGACGTAGCAAAGTACTTCGTCGTCTCGGTTGCGACCGTGCGTACATGGCTGCGTAACGGCACCATCCCGAAACACACCTACCTCAAGGCGGGTAACACCTACAGGTTCAACCTGCCCGACGTGGCAGCGGCCCTTGTCAACGCACCGAAAGAACCGGTGCAGTTGGAACTAGACCTCGACAACAAAAACTAAGGAGAACGACATGAGTGAAATGACCCTCTTCGGTGCTGGCAACCCGCTGGCAAATAGCGACCTCTTCAAGTCGCTGCGTGACATGAACAAAACCCTCGCTGGTGGCGGCGGTGGCGGCGGCAAGCGCATCTCGATCAAAGGCAACAAGTTCCGCCTCTTCGTCGATGGTGAGCAGGTCTCTGTGTCCAAGGAAGACCACCTGAACATCGTGGTGGTTAACGTCGCTCCGGTATCGCGGACCTATTATGAGGGCACCTACGACCCGAATAACACGGCTGCACCGACCTGCTGGTCGGCTGATACCAAGGCCCCCTCACCCGATGTGCCTGCAGATCAGCGGAAAGCATCGCGCTGCACCGACTGCCCGATGAACGTCAAGGGCTCGGGACAGGGCGACAGCCGCGCCTGCCGCTACAACCAGCGTCTGGCGATCACGCTCGAGGGCAAACCTGACGAAGTCTATCAGCTACAGCTCCCGGCCACGTCGCTGTTCGGTGACGGCAAGAATGGCAAGATGCCGATGCAGGCGTATGCTAAGTTCCTTGACGCGCACGACACGCCGATCATCGCGGTCATGACCAAGATGTCGCTGGACGAAAACTCGGAGACCCCGAAGCTGTTCTTTAGCCCTGTGCGTCCTCTGACAGAGAAAGAGCTGAACGAGGCTGTCGCGGTTAGGGACACCGAAGATGCCATCAAGGCTATCACGCTGACTGTCGCACAGACCGATGGCGTTAAGAAGAAGGACTCCGCGGCTGGCACCAAGAGCTACAACCCGGCCAAAGATAAGATCATCGTCGATGACGAAGACGAGATCGCAGAGCCTAAGAAGGTCGAAGCCAAGAAGTCTGCACCCGCTGCCGACCCCAAGGCTAACATCTCTGCTCTTGTCGCAGAGTGGGACGACGAGTAATCCTTAATAGGCTCGCCGCGACGGGGGATAAAAACAACCTCACCTCGTCGCGGCACCCCAACAGATAGAGTGGCGGCTATGGATACAACGACGTTTTTGCAGTCCGTTCTTGGAACTGCGGGCTCCTACTGCGTTCTTGCCCTCAATGATGGCAGGCGCATCCAGAAGTTCTACGACACCATCGAGCAGCTTGAGCAGGCTGCGCTGAACTTCGACGAGAATGGTTTCGATGCCTACTACGCCCTCGGCACGTTCGAGGAGGCGGGCTCGCGTGAGGCTGAGAACGTCAAGCAGATGCGGGCGTTCTTTATGGACCTCGACTGCGGGGTGAACCTCAAGACGGGCAAGCCCAAGGACTTCCCTGACCAGCATGCCGCCATCTTGGCGCTTAAGGAGTTCGTCAAGGCCACCGGGCTGCCTAAGCCGTTCCTCGTCAACTCCGGCTACGGTGTGCACGTTTACTGGCCGCTGACCGCGCCTGTAGACTTTATGACGTGGCTCCCTGTAGCCGAGAAGCTCAAGGCGCTGGCCAAGGCGAAGAATTTCGATGCCGATGAGGCCGTGACCGCCGATGCCGCCCGCGTGCTGCGAGTGCCGGGGACGCATAACCACAAGGGCGACGACCCCAAGGCTGTGTCGTTTTTGGGGGTGTCTGCACCGGAGCCAGTGGAGTTTTTTGACTTCGCTGCACGGCTCGAGACCGTGGCCGGCAGTCTGCCGACTAGCCTGCCCGCACGGCGCTACTCACCTGCGGTGACAAACAGCGCGATGATGGATGCCCTGATCGGCAAGCGGGAGGCCTCGTTCAAAGCCATCATGCAGAAGACCATGGCGGGTAAGGGCTGTGCCCAGCTGGCCTACTGCATCGAGAACCGCGCTGATCTGGCTGAGCCCATGTGGCGCGCGGCACTTTCCATCGCCAAGCACTGCACCGATATGGTCAAGGCCGTGAAGGCGGTTTCGCAGGGGCACGCCGAATACGACGAAGACGAGGCGATGTGGAAGGCCGACCGCATCAAGGGCCCGTACCTCTGCACGCGCTTCGAGGAGTACAACCCGGGTGGGTGCCAAGGCTGCCCCAACTGGAACAAGATCAAGTCGCCCATCGTTCTCGGCCAGCAGTTCACTGAGGCTACGCCCGAGGACAACACCATCGTCGTAGCGGACCCAGATGCACCCGAGGCACCACCAAGGGTCTATGAAATCCCGAGCTACCCCAACCCCTATTTCCGCGGCAAGGATGGCGGCGTGTTCATCCGTATAATTGACGACGAGGGCGAGGTCAGTGAGCGGATTGTCTGGCACCACGATCTCTACGTCGTGCGTCGCCTGTATGACCCGGAGCAGGGCGAGATCATCGAGATGCGTCACCACCTACCACGGGATGGAGTGCGGTCGTTTGTGGTGCCGCTCTACGTCGTCACATCGAAAGAAGAATTTCGGAAAGTCCTCGCCACCAACGGCGTCATAGCGATCAACAAGGAAGTGGATGCGATCATGAGCTTTACGCAAAGCATGGTTAAAGACCTGCAGATCACCACGCAGGCAGACAACGCACATCGCCAGTTCGGCTGGCTGCCCGACTTCAAGGGCTTTGTCCTAGGGGACAAGGTAGTCTATGCGGACCGCGTCGATTTCAACGCACCGTCCTCGGCTACACGGGGGATGATCGAGTTCTTTGAGCCTGCGGGTAGCCTCGACGAGTGGCGTGCCGCGGTCAACTTCTACAACCGCCCCGGCTTCGAGCTGCACCAGTTCATCACCTGCGTCGGTTTCGGCTCGGTGCTGATGAAGTTCTTGCCCATCAACGCCGCGCTCCTGCACATCTGGTCGAAGGACTCCGGTTTCGGCAAAACGCATGCCCAGTTTGCGGCACTATCGGCGTGGGGCAACCCCAATAAACTTATCCTGCAGGAGCGGGACACCGTAAACTCGTTCATGAACCGCGCCGATGTGATGCACAGCCTGCCGGTTTGTATGGACGAAGTTACCAACATCAAGCCCCACGACGCCTCAAACATGATCTACCAGATCACCGGGGGCCAGCAGCGCAACCGCTTGGCATCGACGGGCAACACTGAACGCTATCGTGGCGACCCTTGGAACCTGCTGTTTATTTCGTCGGGGAACTGCAGCCTGATCGACAAGGTGGCTATGGCGAAGGCCATGCCGAAAGCGGAAGCTCAGCGGGTGCTGGAGATCGAGACGAGCAGGCTCTTCACCGAGAAGGCCGACAAGCGCCAGACCGACGAGTTCAGCTCCAAGGTCCAGAGCAACTACGGCCACGCAGGCATCCTGTTTGTGCAGTACGTGATGTCCAACCTCGCCGAAACTAAATTGCTGGTGGAGACCCTACAGCGCAAGATTGATGAAGCCGCAGACCTTGGGCCTCAGAACCGCTTCTGGTCGGCAGCTGTCGCCACCTCTCTCGCCGCTGCGGTGATCTGCAAACACCTCGAGCTCTTGGACTACGACATCCCCACGCTGCGCGACTACATCATCAAGAACATCCTCAAGGCCAACAAGGCGGTCAGTGCTGATATGTCCCTCGACCCGATGGACCTCGTGACTGCCTACACCTACCAGAACTTGGGCCGTATCCTGCAGATCAAGTCCACCATCGACCGCCGCAGCAAGGGGAACGACAACGGCCTCGACGACCTCGTGGTGCCGGATCAGCAGCCAAAGACCGCCGACATCGTCGGGCGTTATGAGACCGATCTGCACGTGCTGTATCTACTGCCATCACCGTTCAAGGTCTGGCTGGCCGAGCAGCAGATAAACTACAACTCGGTGTTCTCCGAGCTCAAAGCCAAGTACAATGCCAAGAAGTCGAAGGTCCGGCTGACTAAGGGCACCAAGCTACAGATGCCCGTCGCCGACACCATCGAGGTGCCGATTGTTCTGGGTGACGTTAATGGCGAAGAAGGTAAATGACCTAGACCCCGACGGCGTGCGCATCATCGTGCCGTGGCGAGAACTGCATGTGGGGGGCTCACTCTTTGTCCCCTGCATCAACACCGAGGCCTGCGAGAGGCAGGTTCAGGGTGTGGCTCAAAGGTTAGGCATCCGCCTAACATGCAGGCAGCGGATAGAGGCCCAACACTTGGGGTTGCGAATTTGGAGAACCACATGATATTGTGCGCCTGACAGAAGAGCTTGCCGCCAGCTCGCCTCCTGTCGTTCTCCATACTGGCCCCGGCTTCGTGCCGGGGTCTTTTTTCTTAGAAGAGCTGGAAACCTCGGTTGTACATGGCACCCAGATCGGCCAGCCCATCGCGCACTGCCGGGTTCACCGAGATACCACCCTGCATCTGTTCTGACGTTCTCTGGTGACTACGCAGCGAGTTTTTCAGGAACTCTTGGTCAATGACTGCCTGCGGGAACCGCTCGGCAACGCCCTCGTTGAACGCTTGGATTTCCTCCAGTGCATCCTGCACGCCCTGCATGTCGCCTTCGCGTAGAGCGATGTAGTAGAGCTTGGACAGCTGCGACCGCTTATCAGCGACCTTCTTGCTGATCCGCACCTTGAGCTGGTTGATATCCTGCTGCAGCGTGGCCTTCGTAGGCGCAAAGCCGAGTGCCTGCCCCAAGAGATCGCTGGCCCCCAGATCACCGACAACCACGTCATTTCTGCGCGTGTCGATGCCGCCCTCGGAGGCGTAGCGCCCGGACTTGATGAAGTTACGCACCCATGCCGGGACCATGTTCTCGATACCGCGAACCATCTCGCCGGGACCACCGGTCATCGCGGAGTAAACCTCCGAAATGCCTCGACCCATCTGGGTTGCAGTTGACCATGCCGGACCGCCAAGGTTGGTGACGAGCGTTTCTTCCGCAGACGGGTCGGTGTTGTAGCGGTTCTCGCGGATCAGGAGCCCGGTCAGGCCGATACGAGACGAGATGTCCATGCCGCTGAGTTCGGTCAGGAAGCCCTTGTAGACCCCTTCACCGAGGTAGCGACGGGTCAGCATGTCGGCGTCTTCTTCATCGTCGCCGAGGAAGGCGTTGGCCACCGTCGAGACAAGCCCGTAGAGCGGCACACCAGCGACACCCGCGAGAGCGAAGGACGACAGCTGCAGACCCACAAGCTGCTTGAAGGCCGTGCGGCGGTCCTCAGGCGTGAAGTCCGGGTCGTTACTGCCGAGCGTGATCTGCTTTGCCAGCTTCATTTGCAGGTAGAACATCGACAGGCCGTAGTTCTTGAACATCAAGGCTACGCGACCAATGCCCTGCTGTGCAAAGCGCGGGGCCGATGCGAGGGTGGCACCGCCACCCGTTTCAGTTGCCTGATAGACAGCGCGTTCGGCGGCGCGCACTCGGCGCTGGTCCTCGGTAAGCCCCCGCTCAGCCTCGGTAGGCTTGTTGCGAAGCCGCTGCAGCTCAAGGTTATAGGCTGCCACGAGCGCCACCTGCCGGTTGGCCCGTTCGACTTGGTGGAACATCGCACCAGACAGTGCCGCGAAGCGATCACTAAAGCCCCGCGCCCGACCGACGTCCTCGGCACCGATGCTATCGTAGTAGATCGAGCGGTTCAGCTGGCCGTTCTTTGACGCAACATCGACGAGCGGTGCGAGTTCTTCCAGCTGCTTGCGCAGCGCGGGGTCAATGTCATCGCGCAGGACGTACTTGTTGTCGTTGTTGAGCACGAAGTAGTTGTCGATGGACGGCATGGCCGTGATCTTGGTGGTGCCCTTGCCCTCGAAGGTGCCGGGTAGTGCCACTTCTCGCGACAGCCCGCTGTTCATGAACACCTTGTAGGCATTGCCGATGGCCAGAGCCGACGACTTGCTTCCGTAGCGCCCCGATAGGTAGGGGTACAGCACCACAGGGACGGACGACAAGTTCACCAAAGCCGACGACACGTTGAAGCCGATGGTGAAGGAGAACGCTGCCCGGTTAACAGTCTGCACCGCGCGCTCGAGCATGTTGTTCGGCGGGTTCGTGGCGAAGTTGGCGCGTGCGACAAGCTCCTCGATCACGGCAACCTTGTTCTGGTCATTCGTGTTCTGAGCCTGCTGCGCGACACCGTCCGAGACTGCTCTGATCTTGTTGCTAAAGGCGTACCGCACGCCCTGCCGACCGAGGCTGTAACCCTTGAGGCGCAGTGCCTCGAGTGAGTCCTCGATGTAGCCCTTGGTGTTTTTCCGCTTCTGCAAAGACTTTGCAAACGAGGTTTCAGGCAGGGCGTCTACAAAGAGCCGGGTGATCTCCTGCTGGATGCTCTGTGCAGTGGCGGCATCGACCCCCGTGTTGGCAAGGTTCGACCGGATGATCGACAGGGTGTCCCGCACAAACAGGGAGTCCGGCGTCCGCCCACGGTTCACAATGTCGAGAGTCGAGTAGAAGTTGGTGATCGGCTTGCCGTCAGCGCCCTTCACAATACCCGGCATGTTTTCGAGCTCGCGCGCTGCACGCTCACGGGCCCGAGGGCTCTCGTAAGTTTCTTTTACAGGCTCCGTGGTGCCCGTTTCCGGGTCAAACGCGCTGTACTCCAGCCAGTAGTCCCCAGTACGTGCCAAGGGGAAGTACGGCTCGATGCGGTTCAGGTCGAAGAACTTGGTGTAGATGCTCTTCTTCACTTCGGCGGCGAGCTCGGGGTTAGCCGACAGGATGAAGTCGATCTTCCCCTCGAGGGCCTTGCGCAGGCGCTCATACTGCGCCCGATACATCTGACGCATGTTGCTGTAGAGGTCGCGCCCGTCCTTACCGAGAGCCGCCCAGTCCTTCTGCATCGCGTCGTAGGTGGCCAGCTTTTCCGAGCCAGCGCCGTACTTCTTGATGGCCTTGTCCCGCGACAGACCCGGGTCGACCTGATTTACCGTGGAGCGCGTCACGGTGCGATCCAACAGGGGTTTGAGGTTCGGGTTGTTCTTCACCCACTTCTGGGCGATCTGCAGCACGCCATCGACTTCGTTGTCGGACTTGATAGACGCAGCGTCCATCTGCTGGACCGCGTTTTGCAGGTCAACTGCACCGTCGATGCCCAAACTGCCAGCCACATCAGTGAGGGGCTGCATGCCCATGAAGCCGAGGACAGTGCGCTTCATACCCCAAGACAGGCCCGCCAGCACGCCAGAGGCGTCGTCGCCAAACTGCTGTGCGAACTCCTTGGTGCGGCCCGGGAAGGAGCCGTCCACCTGCGCCACGCGGTTGAGGATGGTTGCAGCGCCATCTGGCGTCGAGATTTCGCCAATGCTGACCGGGGAGCCGAGCATCTTGAAGACCATCTGGTCCACGACGTCGAACGTGTTGGCTACGTTCTTGGGCGGCAGGCCGATCAGTCTGCGTACAAAGTTCTGCACCTCGCGCAAGAAGCTGGCAAACACACCCTTGCCGTCCACAGACAGACCCGAGAGTTCGCGCTGGAAGGTCGGGTTCGAGAACGCGTCGGCCACAAACTCCATGACATTCGAGCTGCCGTTGCTGGTGGACAGCTTCGGCTTTGCCTGTGCGTAGAGCTTCTCCATGCGCTTGCGGAGCGGCGAGGCCGGGTTCCGCATCTCTCTGATCGTAGCCGCGTGGGTCATCTCGTGCAGGAGAGTCTCGATGCTGAGACCAACGTCTGCGTCCAGCAAGATTTCACTCGGGACGCCGGGGAAGTCACGCCGATACTGGCCAGCCAGAGGCACACCGTCGTCATCGACGAGGTTGTTTACAATGCGAACCCCAGTGCCCTGTGCGTACTCTGCGAGAGCGCGGACGATCTGCTTGGTGCGAGCATTGGGGGCATAGAGTTGCAGGGCGCGCAGCGCCATTTCGAGGTTGCCACGACGCAGCTGGTTGACCACTGCAGGGTGCAGGGGCGTTTCGAGCTCGAGAACTTCCTCGGGGCGGTTGAAGCGGGTGCCAAGGATTTCGTTGGTGATGAAGTCGATCTGGTCTTCATCCGACATTTTACGCATGCCGACAGCACGACGCTGGATCGGTGCCTTGGTCTCTTGGACTGCGCCGAGCAGCGCGTCGAGTCCCTGCCTGCGCCCGCGTGCCGCGTCGGCGAGGGCCTTCACCTCTGCCCGCTTTGCAGCATTTTCCTTGGCCTGCGCGTCAAGTTCGCGCTCAAACTCCTGCCGCTCGTCAAGAGACGCACTGCGACCGCCGATGGCGGTGGACCCGGAAAGAGAAGAGCTCGCCCGCATCGGGACTTTCGCTTCTTCCGCCTTCTTATATCTGCGCTGGAGGTCCCGCACCTTGGCTTGCGCCTGCGGAGACATGTTGGCCTCCACCCACGCAAGGGCCTGCTTAGCGCGCTCCGCGCTCATACCCGTGAAGAACTCTTTTTCGACCGGGTTGATCGTCTCGTCCCCGGCGGGGAGCATGCCTTCTTCTTTCAGAAGAATCTTCTCGCCCTTGAACCGTTGATTTTTCAAGGTGGCATCGGCAACGATGTACTCGAGCGCGTCGATGGGGCGCTTGAAGCGGGAGAAGTACTCCTGTGCATTCTCTGCTGGCGCTGACCCCGCCTTGCCCTTTCTGACGGCACCGGGCTGGAACAAGCCCATAATCTTCCGCTTGTCCTCCGACGTAGTCGGGTCATCCGCGACCACGGCGTCGGGGACGGAGTATTCTTCGACGAGCGAAGCCAGTTCTGGCTTACCTGCGAAACGGGCCTGCCACGCATTGTTCAGCTCGGTCTGCGCAGCCGAATTGGCCGCGATCTCGCGGATTTCGCGAGAAGGCTCGAGCTGCTTTTCAGCTTCACGTAGCTGTATCTCTGTAGGAGCTCCGGTCAGCACCGTACCGACAGGGGTAGGTTTCGCTCCGGGGATCAAGCGGGTCGGTGCATAAACGTCCGAGGACTCCATGCGTGGGGCCCCCGTAGGCTGCAATGTGCGCGGATCGACTGGCGTGATCGTACCCGGAATCAGCTGTCGGGCAGCGCCCGTCCCAGCGTCGTAGGGCGGCGTAAAGTCAAGCGCCAACTGCTGCTCCGCAGACGGCTCGGCGTCGCGCATTATCTGCTCGACACTGCGCACGGGGACTCTAGGGGCCTGTGTGGTGGGCAACGCCCCAAAGAGGTTGAGCTGTTCTTCCTCAGTCAGTGCAGGACGCTCTGCTCCCGCTGCTGTATCAGTACCCACAGGCACCGACAAATCTCCTCCCAGTCCTCCGCCTGCAGGTGCTGCAGGCTCTTGGGTGGGCTGAGCGTCGCCAGCGGGCTGTCCGCGTCCCTCCACGCCTTGTCCACCACTCGGAACGCTAACTCCCACTTCTTCTGGCTTAGTCTCTGCAGCCGTGGTGACATTTGCGGCCTCCGTCTCAGCGGGTTTCGCTTTTTGCATACGCAGCCTGACCTCATCAGGGCCAAGCGCGAGGAGATCGTTTACTTTGGCATTTGCGACTGCTGGGACGGAAAGGTCTTCGGGGGCAAGAAGTCCAGCGGCTACAAGACGCTGTGCTCCATTTTTGCTCACTAACTGATTGCTACCTTCAAGCTGCTTAACCCGCGCCCGCCGCAGCGTGTCGAGTACTGCGGCGTTTGCTTCCGCCACAGTACGGTATTTTGGTGCAGGTACAGCTACCGGCGGCGGGGCATCTACCGTGGGTATATCCGCTTTAGCAGCGGCCTCGTTTGTGACGGGTACCGCCGCTTCGGGTACTGCGGTCACCGTGGCTTTCGGCACGGTAGTGGGTTTGGTCTTGATGGTGGGCGCAGCTACGGCGGCGGGCGGCGTGGCCGCTCCGAGGTCAAGTGAGAGTTGTTCTTCCTCAAGGGCGGGTTCCGCCTTAGCTGGCAGCACTGAGCCTTCGGCTGCAGGTGCAGTGGGAAGGAACAGCTCGCCTTGCTCCTGCCCTTCCGCAAAGCCCGGACGCGTAGACGGCGTTAGGGGCAGCTCCAGCTGGGTTTGTAGATCAGCGGGGTCAATCGGAGCCGCAGGCGGCTCAGTATCTTCCTGCGGAGCAGGCGGGGTAGCAGTACGTCTACCCCCCGGTAGCAGGTCGAGCAGGCCCTTTACAAAAGCACCGACACCTGCGCCGTAGCCAAACGCTTCACCCGTACCCACAAACGTGCCCTGATCGGGGTCATAGATACCCTGCTGGATTAGGTTTTGCGCAATGTTTTCTGCGACTTCCGTCGCGCCTTCTACACCACCCTCAGTGGCGGCACGCCGCAAACGGTCCACAATTTTTAACGTCGTTGGTTCCCCGAGCGCACGCGTTAGCCGCAGGGGGACGATAGCCCCGAGCAAACCAACACCGGCACCGGCAGCGCCTGCAGCCCGCTGCTCTTCAATAGTAGCGCCCTCGGCAATAGCCCGTTCGGTAGCCTCCCCGGCCCCCATGGCGCTTGACAATGCCAATACCGCATTCGGGTTACGCGTTATAGCGGCAGTTGCAAGCAGAGGGGCAAACGAGCCAAGGGCTTCGCCAGCGGTACCACCAACTGTTTCTTCCATACCCACGTCAGCCTGCGGCTTGAGCCCATAGGCAATACTGCGGATTCCCTCGCGATAGGGGTCCCTGATCGGAACACCAAAAACGCTCTCCGGCAGATACGGTGTAGCGGCTAGGGCTGCGGTTTCTATTCCCCCGACAGCGCCACGAGCGATGCCCTTGGGGATTTCTCCGAGGTAGTTAAGGACGCCCTCACCTTCATTGGTCAGTGCCTGCCCGTACCGAGCCTCGTAGTCCTTGGCGAAGGAAAACTCGCGGTCCCGCAGGACTTGGTCAATGCGAATTTGTTCGTCAACCGTGGGTTCATCACCGCTAATAGTGAAACGATAGGGGCGGTTACTAAACTCCCCGCGCTTGACGATCTCGGCCATGTTGTACCCCGTTACGTTTTTGTGCGGACGTCAATGGCCTCGCCAGACTCCGCTTCGGCACCACCACCATACAGGTCGTTTTCGATTGCGGCAATCTGCGCTTTGGTGCGTTCGTAGTCGCCAACACTCTGCGGGAGCGGGACCCCGGTCGGGGCAAGGGCACCAAGACGATCATACAAGGTACCCAGCATGGAGATCGCGTCCTGCCGAGCATAGCGCCCGAGTGTTGCTTCCTGATAAGCCGTAAGCCCGCCACCGCCACCTGCCGCTGCCTTAGCACGCGCTGCACGGGACTGCTCAAGGGCACCGAGAAGCTCAAGACGGTCTTTGTCGTACTGATCTCGTGCACCGCGCACCGCTTCGACGCCCTTGAGCCCAGCTTCGCCGAGAGCACCGCCGAGCGTCGGTTGCGTGGACGACATGAGGTTCAAGCCGACTTGGGCTAGAGCCAACCACTTGTCCTGCTCAGCGGCCTTCTCACGACGTCCGAGAGCGTCCATAAGCTCTTGCTCATAGGACGACATACCGCCAACCCCACCGGCTCCACCGACTCCGCCAGAGGGGGTTTGTGCTGCAGCTGCAGCATCGGCAGCCGCTTTTTCTTCGGTGGCTTTTTCCACCTTGGCTTTTTCTGCCGCAATGCCTCCACCCTGCTGATCGCGGTCTGCGCGGCTAGGAGCCGGAGGTTCAGCCGCCGGTGTTCTGGAGGTCTCAACGCCAATTCTTTCCAGCGCGGGGGCACCGAAGATGCGCTCCATGACACCGGGAGAGACAGTATTAGGATCATAGGACTCCGTGCCGAACTGCTCAGCAAACTCAGTCGGCGCTTGCTCTGGAGCCGGGACAGGCGGCGTAGCGGGAACGTCCGTGACGCCGAAGTCCTCGGCGAGCCCGCCGGGTGGAGACATCCGATTCCCACTGCGCATACGCTCAAGGAACGTCGGCGTGGTCCCAGCCTCGGGGGCGACGTCACGAGAACGCAGATAGAAAGGGGCACCGGGCATCTCGGGTGCAGCAGCAATGGCGGGGAGTCCAGCCGGAGGCGCACCGATGGTCTGTGCCGGGGTCGACGGTATAGTCGGCATGCCAATGGCGGCGGGGGCCACGAGCGGGCGCGATGCACCAAACGCAAGCTGATCCTCTTGGAACCGACGATCCAGATCGGCCTGTGACGGGAAGGTCGCTCCGTCACCAACAGGCTCCATAGACATCATGCGGTTACGGGCTGCACGCTGCTCTGCACCTGCTTCAATCCGCGCAGCCTCTTCTTCGCCGAGGGCTTCAAGGTACTGACCCACACTCATACCAGCACGGTTCGCCATAGCGATCACAGCCGGGTCGGTCTCAGCCTTACCGCCGACCTTCATCTTCTTCACGGGTCCGCCAGCGTACATAGCCTGCACGCCTGTGTTCTGGGTCATGTCGGTGCTGGGTGCCATAGCCCGAGCCATATCGGCGATGCCGCCTTGCGGCACACCTGCGGCTGCCACGGCCTCTTGTGCTACCGTGCCGCCGTCGTCCTTAGACTGCTGTGCAGTAAAGTCCTTCTGCATTTTCTGGCGGCGCATGATCTCCCCAAGGACGAGGAACTGCGGCGCGTTACCAGATGGTGACTGCATCTCCCGCACGAGCTGGTCCTGCGAGAAGTTTTTCAGCTGGTCTTGGAGTTGGACGATGTTCATTACTGGAATGCCCTATAGAGAGACAAGCCGGAGAGTCCGGCACCAAGCGCTTGCTGGAGCGGGTTAGTGTAGACCGAATTGGTCTGCGTTTGAGTGCTTGCGTTTGCCACCGGCAGGCCCCGAAGAATGTCCGAGTAGAACCCGAGCTGCTCTTCTGGGTACCCCTGCTGCCGCAAGAAGTCTTGGTAGCCGATATCAAGTCCGGCCTGAGCCTCGCCCTGCTGTGAACGACCGATAGACTCCAGCATCTGAGCATTCTGAATCTGCGCTGCGCGTTCCTGCTCGCTGAGACCCGCAAGTTGGCCAGCCTGCCGCGCCTGCAGCTCGAGGGCGCTGAGACCAAACTGGTTAGACGCAAGGTTCTCCGCGGCCTGTGCACCTTGGGTCCGTGCGAGCTCCGAGGCCTGCCCAGCTTGGATGCGGGCGGCTTCGTCGATGCTGATGCCTTGGGTCCGAGCCAGCTCTGCGGCCCGTGCCTGCTGCACCCTTGCGGCTTCGTCGACGCTGATGCCCTGAGTCCGTGCGAGTTCTGCGGCCTGCGACTGCTGGACGCGAGCAAACTCCTCCTGCGACATGCTCTGCACGCGAGCCGCCTCGGCAGCGCGAGCCTGCTGTACCCTTGCGGCTTCGTCGATACCGATACCCTGCGTGCGAGCAAGTTCCGCAGCGCGAGCGGCCTGTGTACGTGCGGCTTCGTCTTGCGACATGCCCTGAACACGAGCTTCTTCTGCAGCTTGCGCCGCTTGGATACGGGAGGCCTCGTCGATACTGATACCCTGCGTGCGGGCAAGCTCCGCCGCCTGCGCCTGCTGGACGCGCGAGGCCTCTTCGACGCTGATGCCTTGGGTCCGGGCCAATTCGGCAGCGCGAGCCTGTTGTACGCGAGCCGCCTCCTCGATGCCGATACCCTGAGCCCGGGCAAGTTCGCCAGCTTGGGCTCCCTGCACGCGAGCCGCTTCCTCTTGAGACATACCCTGTACGCGCGCGGCCTCGGTAGCGCGAGCCTGCTGAATACGCGCAGCTTCTTCGATGCCAATGCCCTGCGTGCGAGCGAGTTCGGCGGCGCGTGCCGACTGAACGCGGGCGGCTTCCTCTTGGGACATACCCTGCGTGCGGGCAAGTTCTGCGGCACGGGCAGCTTGAACTCTTGCGGCTTCACCAGCCAAACCGGACTGGACGCGGGCACCTTCACCAGCCTGCGCACGCTCCGTCTCCATCCGAGCCGCGCGATCTGCTTCGAACAGGCGCTGAGCGTCGCCGTAGGCAGTAGATAGCCCACGGGCTTGGATATCACCCTGCCGCTGCAGCAAGTCTCGTTCGGCAAGACCCTCCTGCACCGCTGCACGGGAACCACCAAAAGCTCCGGCAGACACAGCGCGTGAGCTGCGCCCCTGCCGAGCAATGTCGTAGTCTTCTTGCGCCTGCTGTTTCTGGATATCGACCACGTTCTGCAGGTACGGGTCCATGTACTGGGCTACCGAAGCCCCAGTGAACTCGCCTGCCGGGCCGAAACCGAACTGCTGGTATCCTGCCTCGGAAAAGTCAGAAAACGGCTGCGCTTGCGTCTCGCGGAAATCGGCGAAGGGCGTTGCCTGTCCTGCCTGAAAGTCTGAGAACTCCCGCCCCTGCGTTTCGCGGAAATCGGCGAACGGGGTAGCCTGTCCTGCCTGAAACTCCGCAAACGGGGACACGTTGGTAGCACGGAAATCGGCGAAGGGCGAAGCCTGCCCAGCTTGGAACCCGCCAAATGCTCGACCCTCTGTCTGCTGGAAATCGGCAAACGGGGAAGCTGCGCCTTCTCGGAACCCGCCAAACTCAGTGCCTTGCGTAGTCGAGAACCCTGCATATGGGGAAACCTGCGAGGTGGCAAAGTCGGCGAAGGGGGTGGCCTGCCCAGCTTGGAAACCACCATACTGGGAGAACTGATAGGGCTGCTGCAACGAGGCTAGGCCTGCGGCCCCGCTCGCCACGTTGCGCGTTATGTTCTGCGCTTCGGTAATACCGGGGGTACCAGCAGCGGCAAGGTTACGCGTGGCCTCTCGCGAGGCGGTAATATCTCCGAACTGATCGGCGGTCGCCAAGCGGTCGCCGCCGGTATACTCCTGATAGTCCTGCAGAGACTGCTCCTCGACACGCCCCATGAGGCGCTCGAAGTAGGGCATGAACTCTTCGGGGATGTTCGTTTGCGTAACTGTCTGATTAGTAGGTGCGCTGCTGCCCTTACCCATCGCTCAACTCCATCCTGTAGGCAATGTACTCGGGTTCCCACCCGTACTTAGCCAGCCATCTTCCCCAAGCCTTGCGACCGAATCCTTCGAGGTGCGTGCACCCGTTATCCCGCGCATACTTACTCATAGCACGTTGCACCATGGGAAGCCACTCCGCCATGCGGGTTCCGCCGATCCAGTCGAGCGCCATACCGCGGTGCGGGCCCGGATAGCTCACAATGCGACTAGTGACGGCGGCGATAATTTTGTCGTCGTCCAACACGACCCAGAGGACATACGTGTCCGACATTATGCCGTCGTATACGTCCTGCATGGAAAACTTACCACGTGAAGTATCGACTGAGCGTTTCAGCACGCGCGTCACATCTGCCCATACGGCGTTAACAAACGCCTTCGGGACGGGAGTGTAGATCAGAACTGATGCCACATCTTTCAAGCCGCGCGCTCCTTGAGCACCTTCGGTGCGTCCTTACCCGCGCCGTTCACAGCGGAGAGGAACCCACCACCAAACTTCTTCTCGAGTGCGTCTGTGGCGTCCTTGCGAAGCACGAACTCACCGTCAGCTAGAAGCACGTCCTGCTCACCGTCAATCGTGGCGGGCACCTTGTCGTCTACGCCTGAGCCATCACCCGGACCGCGCACCATGCCGTTTTCGCCGTTGGCGAAGCGCTCGCGGGTGTCATCAAACTCGCCGGACTGCACGGAGTCTACCAGATCGCGTAAGGCGCTCTCGCCGTACTTGGCTACGAACTTACCCAGAGCGATCTCAGGCTGCGGATGCTGCCCCTTGATGGCAGCAATGGCGTCAACGATCTCGGTCTTCTCGTTAGGCTTTTTGACGTCCCCACCTTCGGCATAGGTGCGTATGGGGTTATCCCGGTAGGCAATGATTTCCTCATAAGAAGGGGGTCGGCCAATACCGTAGTTGAACTCAGGGTCAACACCGGGGCGGTATCCGGGCGGCGGGGCCATCGGGACACGTGGGATCGGACGCATCTCTTTGTCAGCCGCAGTCGGGGTAGTAGCTTTAGTGCCAGCTTTAGGCACCGGCGTGGCCAACGCACCGCCAATCTGCGACCCAATACCCTGAGCGGAGCCCATGAAGTCCATGCCGCTACGGATACCTTGACCCATCGCGCCTTGGCCGAACAAACCTGCGATACCTTTTGGTGCTGCGGCAGCTGCCGCGGGCCCGGAAATTGTCGGTCCGGGGCGGATAGAAGTCATGGGAGACTGGCCGGGAGGTAGCGTGCCCTGACCTGCCGCTGCGCCGCCAGCTGTGCTTCCCATCAGACCCCCGAGAAGCTTACCACCAGCGAAAGAGCCAAGTCCGGCGCGGAGACCCGCACCGAGGTCTTTTTGTTCGATGGCCGTACCAACCCCCTGCCCGATTGCACCGGCAAGAAGGGGGCTGGCGAGTGCGGCGATGCCGGTTGCCCCGGCGATGGCGGGGGCGAATGCGGACCCGAGAAAGCCCAAGATCATCGGAAGCATGGCAGTCCCTCTATCGAGTTTCGCATAACTTAGCAGATGTCGTGTTACACGACAATCCGAAGCTCTCCGGTCGATGTTTTATACACGTCGTCGGCGACGAGCCCCCCGGCAAGGGCCGCTGCGTTATTGGCGTAGACCGGCAGTGCGGTCAGCCGCAGCGTCGTGAATATAGCGTCACCCGGGTTGTTGACCTGCTGCACAAAGACCGCGAAGGCGCGGACGAGCTGGGCCATGTATTGCCGATTATACTCGCCGGGCGGCGTCGGGAAAAATGGTGCGGGGGAGTTACTAGGCATTACTTCCTCCCATCCGCGCGCATATCGAGCCTAGGATCGCCAAGCCGCCAAGCGGTCCCAGTCTGGTTGGACTCTACCCGCAGGGACATGGACCGCCCACGAAGTCGCGTGAACAGCTGATTGGTAAACTGCTCCACCGGGTGCGAGGCTGTCTTAACCACAGGATCGGCGTCAGATGCAAAGTAGGCACCGCCGGGGAAGTTTCTGGCCTTCAGTGTAAGCGTGACCGTTGGCGTATCGCTCGTCGAATTACGGAAGGTCAAATCGGGGATAACCCGAGTAGCGAACATAAACTGGTCGCCGTCGCCCATATCAACAACACTCGACTCGACGTAAGAGTTGAGCGCAATCGGTGGGTTTGCGCTGCCATCATCTAACCCACTCTCGTGGTAATAAACGTAACCATCAGGCGAAACAGCGATGGGGAACGACAGGACGTTGCGGTCTTGCCAAGCCGTGCGAGGCATGGCACCGTAATACCAGACCCGCTGCTCGTAGTTATACACGACATAGCTGTCGTTTTCTTGACTGCTCGAGCTCGGATAGAACCACCACACCTCAGAGAACGAGCTGGAGTGTCCAGCATACACCTTGAGCTGCTGTTGGACGTTGAGGCCCGAGAAGACGTACTCCTTGACGTCGCATGGAATCTGCACGACGGCACCGTCATAGGCGTAGAACTCATTCTTGCCCATCCAAAACACCGTGTCGCCAACGGCAACCATGGCGTTTGGACTTATGATTGAAACCGCCGAAGAAACCTCTTGGATGCCGAAGGTAAACGGAGGCCCGATGAACTGCATTGCGTGGACGGATACGTCCGTGAAGACAATGATTTGCTGCTTGGTCTGAACGGCACCGATGATCTCGGACCCAGTACCAATGCGAAGCTCGCCTGCTGTGGTGGTCGGTAAGGTGCGCCACTCAGCGGGGTTTTCTTGGTCCGAAAAGCGGATGACAAGCGGGTCTTGCACGCCGGGGTCGGCTTCTGGGTCGCAGCCGAAGGCGATGACGTGCCTATCGCGCTCCGACACAATGATGGTCTTCGCGATGGTCGGCGCGGCCTGAGCCCCAGCCAAGTCCTCCAGAGCCACAGCTCTAGAAGCAAGGCCGAGGCTCTTGTCCCAGTAGTAGATGCCGCCATCCTGAATGCAGATGATGAGGTCCTCACCGTAGTTGTCTTGCGACCAGATGCGGAGCTGAGCGCCAGCAACGGTCGTGCTTGACCCAGAGCTCCAAGTCCCGCGAGACCATGGGCCAGTACCCCAACCAGTGCCAAACACGGAGGTGTCTAGCCCGATGTTAATCTGGTAAGCCCCTACAACCGAGGCACCGCCATCGCCACTGTCGGACGCATTTGCCGCTACGCTCACCGTTATTTCGTAGGTATTGGCATCGACAACGCGCGTCACCCGATGCTCCGCGTTGAGGATGGCTGCTGTGATGTTGCCGCCGAGGGACACTGCGCCTGAGAAGGTGACGAAGTCACCAAGCAGGACGCCATTGCTTGTGTCTGAAACCGTGATTATGGCAGAACCGTTGGTGGCGGCAAAAGTCACCGCACCTGCCGTGGTCGTCTCTCTGAGGGGCGTAATGTCATTGAGACTGCCGCCACGAATAACGTAGTACTTTAGGTTAGTGCCCACACCTGTATAGACCGTCCCGTCAAGCGCAGTCCATGTCAGCATAGAGCGCCCCGTGCCTAGCATCTGAGCACGGGTATAGCGCGTCCAGCCGCCGATACTTTCAGGCTTTCCGGCCCGGAAACGCACGAGGTTGCCATCCCACCATCCGCCTTCATTGGCGTAGGCAGTGGTCTCGCGGTTGATACCGGGCCGGAATACGAGCTTTGTGAGTGCCATGGCGGTCTCCTGTTGGTGGAGATACTACATCACCCGAGCAGTTTAGCCAATGTCTTCGGACCGGCAACGCCATCAGCGGTAAGACCATTTGCAGCCTGCCACTTCTTGAGCGCAGCCTCGGTGCCGGGGCCGAAGTCGCCATCGGCTGTAAGACCCAGCTTGGCCTGCATCTTTTTGACGGCCTCACCCTTCGAACCACGGCGCAAGGTCTCAGACACAGCTGCCGTTACTGGGGCAGAGGTGTCGATCTTGCCACCCAAAGCAGCCATAGCTTTGGCATAGCGCGCCTGACGGTCTGCGAGGCCGATGTCACCACCATTAATCTTTTTAGTCAGGGCAGCCACGTTGCCGGTATCGGCGATGGGGTTTAGCTTGTTGGTGTTCCAGAACCACAGTGCCGACGCCAACGCACCTTCCTTGGTCTCCACCCACACGGCAGCTTCTTCCGCTGTCAGGTCGTAGTCCTTGGCGAAGCGGGTGTAATTGTCACGCCCGGTCAGCTGTTTGAGGCCGCGGCCACGGAAGCGCCAGCCGTCACCGGGATGGACGTTGCCCAGCTTGGACGTGCGAAACTCGTCCATGTAAACGTAGTTGGCGATCTTCTCCGGGTTGCGGGCGTATTCGGCGGCGTTGCGCTTGCCGGGGCCGAAGTAGCGTGGGAAGACCTTGTTCAGCGTTTCCTCACGGTAGTTGAGGTTCTCGCTCATGGCGTTGAAGTCCATCGACTCGTGAGCGCACTGCGAGATGAACCCGGCGATACGCTGGTCAGTCGTGATGTCGTACTTGGGCAGGGCTTTGTTCAGCTCCTCGCACCAAGCCTTGATCTCTTTGTTGGTCGGGATCATTGCGGCCAGCTGGCCCTCGGTAATCAGGCTCATTTATGGGCTCCTATTCGCACCACGAGGACTTGGCCTCGCCTTTGTATGGACGGGCTAGGCCCGCAGAGATTAGGCTTTGCGCTAGGCTCTGGTGGTCCAGATAGACGTCGCCCAGCACCCTGCCGCCGTACTTGTCCCACTTGAGGATTTTGATATCGACCTCGAGGGCGTTGGCCACAGCGTCCTTGGTGAACGCGCTGGCCTTCTTTGCAAGAGCAGCCTCGGCATCGCACTGGGCGCGAGGTGCTTTCTCTGGGGTGTCGATGCCCATTACGCGGATCGAGAGCTTTGGCGGGAGGGGCGACGGGAGAAAATCCACCGCAATCTCCACCGTATCGCCGTCGATGATCCTAGTGATCTCGTAGGGCGTAGAAAGCGCAGGGGTTGCTGACAGGAGCAGGACAACGAGCCACCTCATTTCTTAGGTCTCTTGATCGGCACCTTCTTGGTGATCTGACCAAGCACAGCTTCCTGTGCCATGTCCTTACCCATGCCGCCGAGCAGATCGCCGACGTTGCCCGTGGCTGCGACCTTGATCGCGTTCTCGACCGGGTCAGGCAGGTTCACCTTGTCCAGCACTGCGTCCACGGCCTTTTCTTTCAGCTTGCGGCCAACAAGCATACCTACGATGCGTCCGATCATTCGGTGTACTCCTGTGTTGGGGGCTCGTCATTGCCACCCTTCTGTTTGTTGTTGCCCGCCGCCATCACGCCGCCCAAGGCACCAACGATGAACGAGGCGATGGGGGTCAGCAGCTCGAAGAACTTGCGGTCATTTTCTGAACTTTCGCCCAGAGGCTGGGTCACGAAGATCAGGCTGTAGAGGATGGAGAAGATCACCCCACCGAGGATCACGGTCAGGGCCACGCCGATAAAGTAGCGCAGCTTGGCTTCCATCACGTCTGGGTCATTCTTGCTCATTGCGAGGCTCCTGTCAGATCATTGGCGCACATTCCAGTGCGAAGGCAAATCGGGGGAGTGCACTCGAGTGCAGTCCAGTTCACGGGGTCTTGGCAGGGGTAGCGATAGAACCCGTCACCCGACAGGTAGAAGATCGCACCCAAGGCGGCAATGAAGCCCAGCCAAACGAAGTTCTCGAGTTTTATCATTGCATCGGGTTCCTTATGAGGTCGTCCATGGCCTTCCAGAGGTCTTCGATCTCGGCGTCGTACTTTTGCAGCTTGCCGTCGATGCCGCTAGTCACGCTGTCCGACTTCTCGACCATCGACCGCAGGGCCATCAGCTCTTTCTGCTGCTCAAGGATCGTCCCCATCTGGGTCGAGATTGCCGACAGCTTCGGTGCAAGGCCCCGGACGTCGTTGTCCTGTATGGCTTGTTCCAGAGTTTGCACCCGGCTCTCAACGCCCAAGACGCCATCCACGCTCTCCTCAACAGCCCAGAAACGGTTGACGGTATCGTAGCCCACGTAGATCGTTCCGCTCAAGCCTGACAAGACAGGGAGCGCGGCGGCAAGCCACCAGCCCTTGATGTCGAAGCCTGCGATTCTCAGGCCGTTGGTTTCAGCTTCCTCACTCACGAGCCGTAGCCCGCCGCATACACATCAGCCAGCGTCACAGTGTCAGCACCAAGCAGCCCTTGCAGGCCGATGCTGTAGACTTGACCCATGCTCACGTTGATGATGTCAGCCGTGGCGCTGTAGGCCACAGTCGCGCCATACAGGCTGGCCCCGGTGTTGGCCGCGTAGTTGTCAACCGAGCCCGTCATGGTGGCATTGCGCGAGGCCGCCAAGAAGGCACCAGCATCGCGGGCGTAGGTCTGCACCGCACCGAGAGCGTTGTTGTAGTTGCTCACGTCAGCGGCGCTGATGGTCATGTCGTTGTTGGTCAAGATCGTCTGGAAGACCATCTGCTCCTGAACCGTGTCGGCGTTGGCAGCCATGTTCGCAACCGCCTGTACCTCCATCAAAACCGCAGTTGCGGCAACGAGCTGATCGACAGCCGTATCGAGATTTGCCATCGCTGCGGTGTGTTGATCCTGAAACAGGAGCTCGGCGTTGTAGTACGTCGCGTCGATCACCCCCTGAATGTCAGAGTTGTAGTCGAGCCGCATCTGCTCGGTGACGGTGGCGTCCTGCATGATGCCGGGTTCAAGGATGTCGCCGTTGCTGGCGCTGTAGGTGGCACCAGCCGTCAGGCTCTGGGCCGCTGACAGTTGGTTAAGGATTGTCTGGGCTGACCCCTGTAGGTCCGTCATCGTCGGATCGGCGTGAGCGGCGGAAGCGCTCAGACAGAGTAGGGCCGCTGCTTGTTTCAGGTAGGACATCGGGCAGTTCCTCTCCAATGCGAAGGAAGGTGTCCCAGAAGGACCGATCTTGGGCGTATCCTACCACATAGGTATGCGGGTTGTCACGCATAGCCAGATAGCCCTCGCGGCCCACCAGCAGCTTGCCCGTTTCGATGCTGTAGATCGGGCATGGCGTCGAGGCTAGGGCCATGGCTTTATAGACGTTTGCGTTGTCGCACATGACCGAGATACCACTGACCTGCAGGCCAAGACCTCCGGCCTCCTGCGGTGTACCGAGCAGGCGGGCGTCCTTGCGGCGGTTGCATTCCTCATCTTGCTCCATGCTGCCTTCGGCACGGCCAAAGATGCTGACCTGAAACGCCTGTTGCTTGGGGATGAGGCAGCTATCGTTGCCACCGCCGCCCATGACTGTCGGCGCTGCCGCTGTCGGCACGGGCGTTGAGAACGGAGACGAGCCAGCACCATTGTAATTCCGCGTCTCGCTGGTGGAAACGTTGTTGCTGTCAATGGTGGAGTTGGTATTGCCGGAGTTCGTGTTTAGGTCGCCCGTGACTTGGGCGGTGGCTACTGTCGTCAGTAGACAGAGCAGAGCGCACCCATAACGTCCCGAGTATCGCCAGAGCATAGCAGCTCGTTGGCCGCGTCTCCGTGCGCCATGTAGTACAGAGTCTCTGCGTTCTGGCGGATTTCGCACTGGCGGTCACCTTTCGGGCAGGCCGTCGTGTAGGCCACGGACGATACAGTAACAGGGCCGCATCCGGCGACCAAGAGGACAAGGATCAGTCTCATCTGCTAAGGCTCCGCATCAGTTCGTCGATCTTCTTGTCGAGGTTGTCCAGCCGAGAGATGACCCGGTTCATGTCGGTGTGCATGTCGGCCCGCGTAACGTAGTCACGAGCTACTTCCTCGCGGGTGCGGTTCAGCAGGATTTGCAGCCGCTTCACTTCCTCGACGTGATTTTTCAGCACCCAGCCGATGAGACCGAGTGCGCCGCTAAGGACGAAGTTCCAGAGCATTTCAGGGGTCATCGGGAAACTCCAGTCATAAGAAGGTCTGACTTGAAAACATGGATGGATGTCGGGGGCGTATCGTGCACCGCCACCTCTGTAAATCCGTCCATGCTCCACAGATTATGGTGCGTCAGGGCGATCAGGCTCGGCTTGGCCTTCGCCATCATAGCGATCTGAATCCCATGTACCTCATGGAACACGCCTCCGGCCAGAATTACATCAGCATCTGGCGCTGACTTGTGGGTCCCCCACACTAGCTTGACCTCAACGCCGTTCGCCCTTGCATTGCGCTCCGTGAAGTCGAGGCACCGCAGGTCAGGGTCCAGAGCGATGGCCTTTGCCCCCACCATCGCGGCGGCAATGGCGGCAGCGCCGCAGCCACATCCGATGTCAAGCGCAGTGCGCCCGGAGAACAGCGCGGAGTTGTCCAAGATGAACCGTGCCAGCGCCTGAGAGTGCCAGTACGGCAAGGCGTATGGTGCGTTGTCGTTGGTGATTTGGACCGGGTAGTCAACCGACTTCACAAGCGACATGACCTTGATCTCAGGGGACAGCTTGAGGCTCCTGAGCGGGAAGTACGCTTCTGTGAGGGCGGTGTAGTCCACGGTTAGAGCGCCCTGAACATAGGCTCTTCGCTCGGCAAGACTTCCGCGCAAGCGTTGACGAAGATCGTATCTACCGAGAGCGGGCGGATGGAGTGCGCCTTTCCCTTGGGGAAGATTACAGACTGCCCGACAGCTAGCGTCTTTTCCTTGCCCTCGCAGATCGCAAGCACAGACCCCCGCACAACTGTGCAGGAGTGGGCGTATTCGTGCGTGTGTTCTTTTACCTCGTCCGCAGCATGGTCTGAGGTGTAGAATGTGGCGTAGGGGCCGGGGAGCTTGAGGCTCATGATCTGCATCAGAACTCCTCCACAGTCGTCCCGATGAGGTCTACCGCGGGCTCTGGCTCAGGTCGCGGCGGGTAAACGATGCTCTGCGTCTCCGGGTTCCAGTAGTCGAAATCGGGGATGCAGTCGTCTTGGCACGGCGTCCAGAACAACGGCTCCGCCACAGGGAACTCTGCCTGCGCGACTTCGCAAACGCGGTCAAAGCGAGGGTCAATAAGTGCGATCATTGGTTGTCTCCCTTACGCACAATAGGTCACGATGCGGACGTAACCAGCGCCACCAGTGCCGGAGGTTGCCAAGCCATCTCCACCGCCACCGCCCCCGCCACGGGTTCCATTGGTTGAGGCAATCCCGCCCGGTCCCGCTATTGATGATCCACCAAGGGTTTCTGCGATGTTGTAAGCAGCGTTTGCTGCTCCGTTGCCGCCTCCTCCCAAGCTTCCAGTAATTACTTGAGCGCCAGTGCCAGACCCAGTGCCACCTGTTGCGCCGCCACCAGTAGCAGATGCGTGAGCGCCAAAGGACGAGGTTCCACCAGAACCTCCGTTTGCTGCGCCCGCCGCCCCAATAGTGACGGTCTCGGTAGCCCCGAGGGCAGACGCAATCTTTGAAAGAATAGCAGCGCCACCGGCACTTCCACCGCTGCCAGATGCTCTAGGGGTGCCGCACATTACGAATGGTGTTCCGGGCCGTCCTCCCTGACCGCCGCCGACGACCGTGATCTCCGAATAGATCGCATCCGTGGGCTTGTTCCATGTAAATGGGCCGCCAGCAGTCGTAAACTCCTGAACGTCTACAGTCAAAGCTTTGATAGCTTCGAAGGTTCGCAGCGGAGTCATCAGGGTCGTGTTATCGGTTCCAGCCTCAGCCTGAGCCTGAGATGATAGATTTGCGCTCGTGTATCTGGCGCTTAGCTGCGTCTGGATGGCAGAAGTGACGCCTGAGACATACCCTAGCTCAGTGGAGGTAACGGAGCTTGCAGCAACCTTGCCGGAGCCATCCGAGGCAAGGGCTCTGGACGCAGTGAGGTCGGAGCTCGTGATTGTGGAGGCTGCGCCAGTGATAGCGGCCTGCGCCCCCAGATTAGTTCTGGCCCCTGCAGCATCAGAAGCGCCAGTGCCTCCATCAGCCACCGCCAAGTCCGTGATGCCGGAGATAGAGCCTCCGGTAATAGAAACCGAAGCGGAGTTCTGGGTGGCAATGGTGCCGAGACCCAACGAAGACCGGGCCGTGGAGTCTGTCTGACCCACCCACGTCGATCCATTGCCCACGATAAAGGCACCGCCCGTGGGCGTGAGGGCCGCAATTGCGGTGAGGTCTGCATCAAGCGGCTGCTTGCCATTCAGCTGCGTCTGGATAGCCGACGTCACGCCATCCGTGTAGTTGAGCTCCGCCACAGTGGATGTCAGTCCCGTCAGCGTGGTCGCGGTAGAGGCAGTGGCGGCGAGGGTTGCATTGGTCGCGGTGCCAGTCAGGTCCGCAACGACGGTCCCCACGGTAAGGGTGTTCGTAGACGGGTTGTAGGTGAACGTGCCAGTGGAGTCCTGCAGCAGCCCGTAATACCCGGTCGTTGAGGCCGTGGTGTCGCCAAACGGAACCTTGAAGGCGCTCGCCGCGGACGAGGTCGTGACCTTTACGGTGTCAGCCTGCGCGGTCGTTGAGCTCGCGGTGGTAAACGTAAGGGCACCGGCACCGTTGGTGGTCATATACTGACCGTTGGTACCGTCTGTGACTGGCAGGTTGAACGCGGCTGCAAAGTTCTTGAGGTTGACCGTGAGACCGAGATTAACCAGAGCACCGTCTGCCGTCGAAGACCCTGTGCCGCCGTCGGCAATAGCCAGATCAGTGATGCCGGAAACGGACCCACCAGTAATCGCAACTGCTGAGGAGTTCTGCGTGGCCATGGTCCCGAGGCCAAGGTTCGTGCGAGCATCAGATGCCGTCGAGGCACCAGTGCCCCCGTCAGCCACAGCAAGATCAGTGATGCCAGTGATCGAGCCGCCAGTGATGGACACCCCACTCGCCGCTTGTGTTGCCATAGTGCCGAGACCGAGATTTGTTCTGGCCCCAGAAGCGTCAGACGCACCCGTCCCGCCATCGGCAACAGCGATGTCAGTGATTCCAGTAACCGATCCTCCAGTGATTGCTACCGCGGAGGCGTTCTGGGTTGCCATCGTGCCGAGGCCAAGCGACGTGCGGGCCGTCGCGCCGCTCTCTGCGACCCAAGTCGTTCCGTTTCCAACAATGAAGTTGCTGTCGGTCACGGCAAGGGAGGCTATGGCGGTGAGCTCAGCGTCGTAAGCCTGCACGTCGGTGCCGATTGCCAGCCCAAGGTTGGTCCTAGCCGTAGCCGCGTTTGAGGCCCCCGTGCCGCCGTCTGCGATAGCGATGTCAGTGACGCCTGTGATAGACCCGCCAGTTATAGAAACAGAGGACGCAGCCTGAGTGGCCATGGTCCCGAGGCCGAGGTTGGTACGTGCGTCAGCTGCCGTAGAAGCCCCGGTGCCCCCGTCAGCGAGGGCGAGGTCTGTGATCCCTGTGATCGTACCGCCCGTGATCTTCACCGAGTTCATGGCAAAGTTGTCGGTCAGGTTGACGACCCCGGCAGCGCCGCCGCCACCGTCAGAGTAAATAATCGCAGTGTCGCCATTTGCGATAGTGACGCTTGTGCCCGATCCTTGGGTGAACACCACCGACTGACCGGACAGGTTGTAGACAAAATAAATCTTCTGGGCGTCATTGGGCGCTATGGTGATCGTGTGCGTACCACTCGGGGTACCGCCGAGGATTAGGGCCTTGTATTGCCCGTCGGACAAGGTGCCGTCAGAGGTGGTCAGCGTTGATGTCGTGCCGCTCAGGGGTAGACTGAGAGAGCCGTTAATGGCGCGGTCAAGGATGTTCATGTTGTCGTTGACAACATCACCCCAGATGCCGTCCTGCTCACCATCCGCCGGGAGTTCGACCCCAAGGTTATTAGTATATGTACTAGGCATAGGTCATCCTCACGCCGCGATGGTTGTCCAGATGGTCGCCGGTACAGGCTCCACCTCTGTCCATGGATTTATAGCATCTGGATCGACCTCCGTCCACGCCGAACCGGGGGATGGAGATATCGCCGCCCAAGATGTGGGCGGTACCGGATTGAGTGGGTCCCAAGACGTGCCCGGGTTTGGAACGATCTGTCCCCAGACAATGACCTGACCGACGCGCCCTGTGGCGCTGACGCCAAGCGGAATGACGACTGCGGAGCCAGTGACAGTGACGGAGCCGACAGCGCCAGAAGCAGAGACACCAACAACCGGGACATCAGCGCCAGCCTCAATGGTGACGTTGCCGACAGCAGCAGAAGCAGATACGCCCGTTGGAAGGACTAGGGCAGAGCCCGTAGCAACAGCGGTCCCGAGCTGCGCGGTGGCGGAAACCCCTGTGACCTGCACGTCCGCGCCCGCGGCGATAGCTACGCTGCCAACCTGCCCGGACGCCGAAACATCAGTCGGGAGCACGAGGGCAGTACCCGTAGCGGTGAGTGTGCCGACCTGCCCAGAGCCTTCCACGCCCGTAGGCAGCACGAGAGCAGTGCCAGTAGCAGTAGCCGTGCCAACCTGATTGGTTGCCGAAACACCGTCAGGGAAGACGTTGGCCGCGGCGGACACAGCAACGGTTCCCAAGGACGCAGTTGCGGAGACGCCATCAGGGAGGATCGTAGCGCCGCCCGTGACCACGACATCACCGACAAAGACTGCGGCCTCGACGCCAGAGACATCCACATCGGCATTGGCTTGGACCGTGACGGAGCCAACACCTGCGGATGCGGAGACCCCAGAGACGAAAACGAGAGCGGTGCCTGTAACGACGACGGAGCCAAGGTCAGCGGAGGCGGAGACGCCCGTGAGGATGGCCGCGGCAGGAGCACTGACGCCCCCAACAGCGGTGCCCGCGGAGACACCGAGGACACTTACAATGACATCAGCAGCTTCGCCGAGGTCCGAGAACGGGGCCGCGGAGAAGGGACTAAAGCCAAACATGATGTCCCTCCTCTCTCGGGCTTACGGCACTATACCACGGGGTGTGGTCATGGTCACTCCGGCTTTGTTGGCCAGACCACGCTGTGCGGGAAGCCGGACTGCGCCGTGATGTCGAGAAGTGCGCGGCGGTAGGCTGCCCACTCGGCCTGCTTTTCGGCAGTTAGATCGGCCCAGCGGAGCGGGTTGCTGACAACGGGGTCAACCTCATATGCCAGCTTGTAATCACGTTCTGCGCGGACAGCTTCTGCGGCTGCGGCGTCAAGCTCTGCCTGCGTCGGAGGAACGTAGGCTGCGGTCTCAGGGTCTGCGTCCATTTGAGCGTGAAGCGTAACTACGTCGATCTGCGCCCCGGTGTCGTTTGGGTTACAGGTGAAGGGTATCCAGCCAAAGATTTCATGCTCGATTTCGCAGTCGATCCAGCCGTTTGCGAGGCGCTTTGCGTTGCGGTAGTTCACGTTAGGAAATCCTCAAGAAGACGGTAGAACCTTGTCTTTGCGAACCTGCGCCTCCGCCACTGGAGATGTTTTGCAAGTAACCCATGTTTCTCCACGTCCCGGACGGGGTTCCACTTGAAGGTACAACCGGGGATGAGCCCGAGGTAGTTGCGCTGGCACCAGCATAACGAAGGTTTGACCCTGCAAAAGTGTTTCCAGCGGCATAGTCAGTGTCTGTGTCCAGGGCTAAAACAAGGAACGCGTAGCTGCCAACCGCACCAGCGGCCAAGTCAGCCGTGGCCGAACCAACCTGTGCGGATGTCGGAGCGGGAAGGCTCGTTAGGCTGGCACCGCTGCCAGCAAAAGCCGTGGCGGTTACTGAACCAGCCATAGTCAGGTTGCCCGACATGTCCATCTGGAGGCGGTTTGCTGGAGCCGACCACCCCCCAATGCGGAACACGTTGTCGCTGTCTAGGCCCATGTTGACGGCGTAGGACCCGCCGCGATGGAACGACATGACAGCACCATTGCCGCCAGTGGAGTAGGCTTGTAGAGATGCGTTGCCTACCGACGCCCCGGTGTCTTGACTCGAGGTGAAGTACGACTGACCATTCACTGTGCCGCCAGTCAGGGGGAGGGCATAGGAGCCGTAGTTGCCGCTGTCCAGAACGGTACGCCAAGACTGCCAAGTCCCGTTGTTCTTGCCACGAAGAGCAATCTGGCCGGACCTGTAGTCAGCGGCAATCTGATGCTGCCAAGAAGAGCTATACGCCTGAGAGTACAGAGCACCGTCGGTGGCGTTGCCAGTGAAGTTCGGGACACCAGCCGTGTAGTAGGTGATGCCGTTGCTGTCCAAGGTGTCTGCGTTGACAGCGGAATTGGAGCCGGTGTTTC